ATAACAAGTATGTTGTCGACATTTTTAGGGAAAGGCTCGATCCTGCGAGACAACCTCAAAAGATTATTGATATTTATGAAAGATTCCATCCAAAAAGAATGAAAATTGAGACAGTTGCATATCAGGAAGCTCTAAGGAGTGCGACTAGAGCATTGATGTTAGAGAAGAATCTGTATATACCAGGGTTAGAAAAAGGGGTAAAACCACGGAACAGAAAGAGTGAAAGACTGTTATCATTAGTACCCATCTTTGCTAAGGGTCAATTTTATTTCAGACCCCAGGATTTGACAGCTCAACAAGAGTTCTTATCTTATCCAAGAGGGAAGAATGATGATGTCATGGATGCGGTATGGACTGCCCTTGAAGGTTCAAGGCCATGTAGAATAAAAAGGGATGAATTTGACCCTAAAGCAGAGGTTGAAATAAAAAGCAATAAAATACTTGACTGGTTAACTATGTAATTCGTAATATTAAATGATGGCTTACAATTCAAAATCACAGAAAAGTGGCAAAAAACTCGTTGATGAAACGCAGGATATATGGAAAACATATTCCAAAAAGCGTGAAGTTTGGGCAAATCATGCTCAAGAAGACAGGGAGTTTCGTCTTGGCAAACAGTGGACAGCTGACCAAAAGCGTATCTTAGAGGAGCGTGGGCAGGCTGCATTAGTTGTAAATCGTATTCACCCAGCAGTTGAAGCAGCAAAAGCTTTAATAACTGCTAATAAACCACAGTTCAGGGTTTCCCCAAGAGAAGATAGTGATAATTCAGTCGCTCAAGCTATAAATGGGTTACTAGAATATATATGGCAAATATCAGAAGGGAATACTGTATTAAGAAGAGTTGTTGATGATTACTATGTAACTGGTCTTGGGTGTGCTTTAGTTTCTATAGATTCAATGATGGATATGGGCAAAGGTGAGGTTTGTATACATGATGTAGACCCCCTTGACGTTTATATTGATCCTAATTCAAGACATCCTTTTGCAGATGATGCTGAAAATGTAATCATATCAAGACTTTATACGAAAGACCAGGCGAAGGCTTTATATCCAATGTATAAGAAGGCTATTGGGAATGCTACTACTGAGACATTTCTATCGGATAGGCCAAATACTGGGAGAGAAGACGATGGCGAGACTACTTGGCCTGAATCAACAGAGACCCAGACAATACATAATTTTGGTGAAAGTAAGGAATATATTAGAGGATATGAGAGATATTATCCATTAATGATAGATCACTATAGAGTATTTGAGAGTATGACTGGTGATGAGGATTTATTAGACGAAGATGATTATAAGCAATATTTAAAGCAACCTGCCTGGATTATACAGGGACAGATAGTAGTAGAGCCAGAGCAGGCACAAGCAGCAATACAGCAATTGCAAACATTATATCAAGAAAAATTAGAGCAAGGGAGAGCTCGTGGCAATTTAGAGTTACCAGAAGAACCCAGTATACAGGAAATAACCTTTGCTGATCTTGTCGAAAATGGAGCAATAGAAGTAGTTATTGTTCCGACAAAAAGAATTAAACAGTGCGTAATTATGGGCGATAAACATTTATATTCTCGTATCCTCCCCATAGATAAGTATCCTATTGTGTTCTTCATGAACCAACATACCAGAACCCCCTATCCTATGTCAGATGTTCGCATGGTCAAAGGTATGCAGGAATACATTAATAAAACGAGAAGTCTTATTATCGCCCATGCTACTACAAGTACAAATACAAAAATTTTAATACCATCAGGTTCGGTAGATATGAGGGAGTTTGAGCAGAAATGGGCCCAGCCTGGAGTAGCCATCGAGGTTGATTTTGATCAAGGGCAGCCAACCCCCGTTCAGCCAACTCCCTTACCGAACGAATTGTATTCGAATGAGAACACAGCTAAGAATGATATAGATCATCAATTGGGACTCTATGAGATGACTATGGGAAACTCCGCTGTTGCTCCCCATACATACAAAGCTACAGTCAGTCTTGACGAATTTGGTCAGCGTAAAATGAAAAGTAAGCTTGCTGATATTGAAGCTGGATTAAATAGATTGGGTCAGATTACCATTCCTATAATGCAGCAATTATATACTACTCAAAAAATAGTCAGACTTATTCAGCCTAATAATTCTATAAATGAGTATACTGTGAATAAAAGACTTTATGATGATCATTCGGGAGAAATAAAAGTTTTAAATGATATAACGGTTGGGAAGTATGATGTAGTTGTGGTTACTGGCTCTACTATGCCGACAAATAGAATGGCGCAGTTAGAGATGTATATGGATGCCTATGAGAAAGGTATTATAGATAAGCAAGAAGTTTTGAAGAAGACAGAAGTCTTCGATATGCAGGGTGTCCTGCAAAGAACAGATTTGATACAGCAGTTGCAAAGTCAATTAGAACAAGCTACTGAAACTATCAAGCAAATGCAGGGAGACCTGCAAACAAGAGAGCGTGAAATATATCACGCTAAAATGAAAGCCGAAATCGAAAAAACAAAGTCCAATTTGAAGGGAACTGAGAATAGGGCTAAAATGTCTGGCACTCTATTTGAGAAACGCCTAGATGACGCTTTAGGGCAAGCAAAAAAAGAGGTGGCTGAGGCCGCCTCAAAACAAGGCTCACCTTCTTCAAGCCCTAAGAAGAAGCAGTCTAAAAAATAGGAGATATTATGGCAGAAACAGAACAATTGACAACCTCTCAGCCTGAAGTCCATTCAGTTGACTTACAGGATGATAGCTCATTAGTTGATGATGTCATATTCGGTGGTGAAAAAGGGTCTGTAGCTGATGCTTTTGAAGGAACAGATGAAGTTGAGCAAGCAATTGCTGAGCCAGAATCTGCACCCCAGCAGGAAGTTCAAGTTGAAGCACCCAAGGATAATGATGAAGTAAGATACCAATATTGGCAGTCTCAGGCTGATAAAATGAAGAATGAGCGTGATCAACTGCAGCAGCAGTTCAATCAGCTTGCAACTCAGCAGACACCTGCTCAGCAAGAGTCTGAACCAGTAGCGGAACCCGAACCAGAGTTTCCAGACCCACCAGAGAAGCCGCAGAGGCCTTATAATTTCAATATGGATGAAGCATTGTCTGATCCTTCTTCTGAAAGTGCAAAATTTGTCCAGGAGGAGAACGCTTGGCGTGATCAAATGGATGAATATAAAAACTTACAGTTTGAATATCAAATGGCAATGATGCAAGACGAAAGAGAAAAATTACAGACTGAACGTCAGCAAGATATTCAGCGTCGTGAAGCGGAGCAGACACAAGTTCGTGAAATGGAAAGTGTGAAGAGCCATGTTATGAGTCAATATAAAGTTGACTCACAGGTAGCCGAAGACTTTGTTCGAGTGATGTCTGATCCAAGCTCAATTAATCTTGATAATCTGTGGAGACTTTATGCTTCGGATAAAGGATATAGCTCCCCTCAACAACCAGCGAATACACCTTCTGGTGATTTTCAGCAGGTAAAGAGGGCACAGCAGGTTCCTCCTTCGATGGGTGTTATGCCTTCTCAAAGTGGACAGAATGAGGATTCTATAGAAGATAAGATTATAGACAGTATGATTTCTGACTATAATAAGCAGAATCCTTGGAGTTAAAACTAACTAGGAGTTAATAATGGCAAACGTATATAGCATCACCAGTGGTGGTGGAATGCAATCGTCCTCAATTGATCATTCAAGACGAATGTACAATTTTGGCGAAAAAGTTGCTGAACTCGCTCCTAAACAGTCTCCATTCTTTACATATTTGTCTAAAGTAGCAAAGAAACCTACTGATGATCCTGTTTTTAAATTTTTAGAGCAGCGTCATCAATGGCAGCGTCGTAATTTTGAAGTTAAAACAGCTATGACTAGTTCAGCTCATAGTGGAACAGATTCTAACTTTAATCTTACGAATCTGCAGGTGGACTGTCTCTATGACAAATATGGTCGTGTTGTAACAACTGCTGTTGCCCCTAATTTTATATTAAGTGGGCAAATGGTAGCTATTGAAGTAGAATATGATGCTAACGGCACCGATGCTGGCGTTGGTTCAGAAACTGCTGCAATTGCATATTATAAAGTTAACGCTGATCCAGATTTAAGCAATGCTGCTTATGCTGAGATTGACTTAACTTTTATTAAAGTTGTCTACAAACCTACATCATCTGTTAGTGGTGAAATAACTGAAGCTTCTGCTTCCAAGTTGATTCATCGTGCGGATGCTAAATGTCAGGTTGTAGGTTCAGCATGGGCTGAGGGATCAACTGATCCTGAAGGATGGAAAGACGAGTTCTATGATAGAGAAGGATATTGTCAGATATTTAAAACGGCAATCTCTTTATTTAGTGGAACTTCATTGGCTACCCGCTATCGTGGTGTATCCAATGAGTACAAGCGAGTCTGGCAAGAAAAGTTAATGGAACACAAAATGGACTTAGAGCATGCAATGTTATTTGGTATAGGATCAGATGATTCTACATCAACAGGGCCTGTTCGTCGTTCATGGGGAATCGTACCTTACACAGAAGCTTATGGAAAGATTAAGACCTTTACTTATGCTTCCTCAACGTATGATGACTTTATTGACGCAATGGAAGATGTTTTCTCACCTGAATCAGGTAATAGTGGAAACAAACTTGTACTTGCTTCACGTAAAGTATTAAGTTACTTTAACAAACTTGGCGGAAGCTCTTTCTTAGGCAACACAATGGCACTTGGTCATACAGCTACAACTAGCGGTGGATCAAATGGTTATTCCGTAGATATCCAGAATGTTAAAGGTTCATTCGGACATAATGTAACACGAGTAAATACTCTTTACGGTGATTTACACTTGGTCGAACAGCCTTTATTCAGAGGAATGTGGGAAGATTATGCTATTATGGTTGATCTTAAGAACGTAGCATATCGTCCATTAGCTGCTAATGGCACATCGAGAGATACGCACATTATCACTAATGTACAGAACAATAATGTTGATGGACGGAAAGATCAAATCTTGACCGAAGCAGGTCTAGAAATATCTTTACCAGAAACTCATACCTTGTTAAAGTTCGCATAATTCAGTAATTTATGGGGGGGCTTTATGCCCGCCCTTACTGGAAAGGTAGATATGAAAATTGTAACTAGTAATGATATCGGTGGCCCTTGGCAATCTGGAAAAGAAGAAGTTAATGACAATAGCCGTCGACAACAGAATATAAAAGATCGTGGTAAGATAAAGGTTACCAAGAAGAGGAAGAAATGACTTCAGCAGTAGCAAAAGTAGTAATGTCAGCTATGAAGAAGAACAATATAGCTATTATAAAGGCTATGGCTCAGAGGATGAGAATGTCTAGAGGGAAATTGGTCTCTCAAGCAAAGAAGGTTAGCAGAGCGACAAAAAAGGGAAAGACTATGACTAAAAGAGAGAAAATCTCAAGAGCTAGGTTAGGACAAAGTTCATAATGGCATTTAATGCTGAAATAGGTAATTACGCTGGTGAGACTGATGCGTATCCAAATGCTATATCAAAGTTCTTAGCGAATGGTGTACAGTGGGTTATTTCTATGTTAGAGAAGACTAATCCTGATATGCTACCATTGTTTGCGTCATTACAGACTTTAAATAATAGTTCTCCCACCTTAACATTGGCTACTAATGCTAAGATTATAGATGTTGTGAGAACAAGTGCGGATAGTAGTGGGGAAGACTTGAAATGTAGTCCAATAAATTCAGCTTTTAGAAGTAATGCGGCTAACTCAGATAGTCTCTATTATGCGAGTGTTAATTCTCCAGTTTATTACATTAATAATGCAGTGTTAACTGTTTTACCGACACCTACTGCAAGTCAAACAGCTAAGATAAGTATGGTATTACCAGATACTTCAGTTGCTGGTACAGATAGTGCGATAGATAATTTTCCATCTGAGATGTATCATGCGGTAGTTTTATATGCTGCAGTTCAGTTATTACACCACAAGATGGCCTCTTTAAACGCTAAGCTTCCTACCGATCTAGATGCGGATACTACAGTATTTGATGCTCTAGCTGATTATTCAAGTACGTTAAATGTTTCTAGTAGCTTACCTTCGGCTATTAATATGGGATCGACTGCATTGCCGTCTGCTATTTCAGTTTCTGCTGATTTACCTAGTGCAATAAGTATTACTAAGTCTTTACCAAGTGGGATAAGTATTACAAAAGGGTTACCTAGTGATTTTACTATAGCAAGTAGTCTGCCAACGGCTATCGATATGAACTCGATATCTCCTCCTAGTGATTTTAGTTTCACTCAAAACGTACCAAGTCTTACTATATCTACTACTCTCGACTCTGAGCATGGTGATGCAATAGGGAAAGTAAAAGACCTTATAAGTGTCGGTATTGCTACGGACGAAGCAAGCGGAAGTGGGGATGATGCAACTGCTCAAAGTGCTGGATATTGGTTAGCTGATGAAGACGAAGAAATGGCTCAGGCTACTATTCAAACCGCTGCACAAGAATTGCAAAGAGCTTCTGGGTGGTTAGCAGAATTTCAAGCTGGGATTAGTAAGG